GTGAGATCCTTGGTGGCCTGCTCGATGCCCGACATCGACACGCCCGCCAGTTCGCCCGCGCGCTCCAGCGTCTGGATCGAGGCGACGGTGGTGCCCAGCGACTGCGCCAGCTTGGCCTGGCTGTCGACGACCTGCAGCCCGCTGCGGATCATCGCCGTGGCCGCCGCGCCCACGGCTGCAGCTCCAGCCGCCGCCGCAATCCGCAGCCGGCGGAAGAACCGGTCGGCACGCGCATTGGCGGCCTCCATCTCCGAGCCCAGACGCTGGAAGGCGGTGGCGCCGTCGGTGCCGATCCCCCTGAGCTCGGCGCGCACCTGCCGGCCGCCTTCTGCCGCCAGCCGCACCGTCACCTGTTTGGACGCGCTGGTCATTGAGGCCCTCGATCAATCTAACTTTTACGGGTTTGTGCCTTTGCCGCGCGGGCTGTCACAGCGTGCCCGCCTATTGCGGGCGCTGCGCCCGGATCTGGGCGTTCACCGCGCGCACCATCGCCGCCTCGATCACCGGCAGAAGCTCCACCGCCGCCCTCGGGTCGAGTCCGCCGGCCGCAGCCATGGCCAGCACCGCGCCCATATCCCAGCCGAGCACTGCGCCGTCCGCGACCCGCAGCTGGCCTGTGGCCCGGCATGCGATATCCCAGGCCATCGCGCCCTCGCGCGTCAGCGGCGCGTTTTGCCGCGCCGGGCAGGCGTCGCAGATTTGGGTGCAGTTTTTGCAGTACCCGTCGCCCCCGCCGAAGTGCCACTCGGCAAGGGCGCTGAGGCGTTTTTTTCCTGTTCCAGATGCAGGCCCGGCGCCACGTAACGCAGCTGGAACGCCTCGAAGATCGGTACGATCTCCAGCAGCGCGTCGAGCCCTTCGGGCGAAAGTTCGGCCGGCGCGTCGGTCTCGTCATGCACGCCCGCCCAGTCATCGACAGCCACACGGGCCAGCGCCTTCGCGAGCGCGATGCCGCGCCGGTTGGCGCTGGCCTCCTCCGGCAGGTCGGCGAGGATCGGCTCCTCGCGGGCACGGTTCATCAGGGAGGTGGTTATGGGCGCGACGCGCAGCTGCACGCCGTGGCCGAGATCGAGCCAGTCGGGGGACGCGTTCAGGTCGAGGCGGATCATCAGGGGTCTCCATGGGTCGGGATATCGTTGAGAAGGGCGACCTCGAGCATCACGCCGGTCGCATCGGCGGCGGCGCGCCAGTCGAAGCTTGCCTCGACCCCGGCGGGGCCGGTGATCGAATATTTGGGCTTGGGCAGGTAGACCCGCGGCAGGGTGAAGCTGAGCGCGTAGCCCTCATGCATCGCAAAGCCGTAGACCAGCGCCACCGGATCGCCGCTCGCGGCCTCGGCCATCAGCGTCTCCCCATCGAAGCGCACGTTCAGCGAGCCCTCGCAGGTGGCGAGGGTGGGATCCGCGCCATCGATGCGGCCATCCTCGCGAATGGACCGCACCCGTTCGATGCCGTTGGAGAAGGTCAGAGAGCCTGCGGTGACCCCCGCCAGCGGCGCTCCCGCGCGCACGATGCGCCCGCGCCCCTGGCTGAAGCGGCGCAGCGCAAAGGCGGCGGGGTTTGCGTCCAGCGTGGCATTCGCGGTCTCTTCGCCTTGGGCGACCACCGAGACGGTGGCATTGGCCGGCCCCTCCTGGCCCATCTGGAACGACAGCTCTTCCAGCACCGCCCCCGCATGGCGAAAGAAGACCGGGGTGGTGAGCTTGGGATGGCCGATCTCGATCAGGAAGGACGGGATGCTGTCGGCCCCGCTGCGCCAGACATGGCGGTACCCGCCGCCGGTGAGCGTGGGGGCGGAACGCTGCGCGGCCGAGGCGGCAATCGCGAACGCGTTGCCGTCCGGGCCGGGGGTGTCATGGGTGATCAGCAGCGCCGTGTCGTCTTCCACGGCATAGGTCGCCACGGCGATGACGGGATCGGTGGCGGCGTTGAGATCCGCGGCAAGTGCGGCAAGCGTATCTGCCAGCGTGGCGCCGATTTCCGTCTCGTCGCCCGCAGCAGACGCTGCCATAAAGGTCCACATCACCCCGTTCAGCGTGAGCGTGTCGCCCGGCGCGGGATTATCCGCAAAGGTGATTTGCCCCGTGGCCGCCTGCGGCGTGGTCTCGGGATCGCCGAAGAGCGCGGTCATCCACCAGCCGGTACCCTGCAGATCGAACGGGATCTCCAGCTGGCCCTCATCGGTGACCAGCCCGCGATACGGGTCCTGCGCATTGCGCCCGCGCCCCAGAAGCGGGTCGTCGCCAAGCGGAATACTCGCCGACAGATCCGCCGTCTTGAAATCGAGCGCCCGCACCGGGCCCGTGGTGGCCCCGCCATACTGCGTCTCGCGCACCGCCCTGAGTGTGGCATCGGCGCCATAGGCGCGTTGCTTGCCCATGTCATATCTCCTGTGATGTGCAGATGTGATGTCTCGAGATGGCCGCGCCGTCGGGCGCGCTCAGCCGCTCAGCGGATCGCTGACCTGGTATTCCAGCGTGACCGCAAGTGCCGCCGCCAGAAACGGCGCGCCGCCCTCCACCGGGACGGGCTGCAGTTCAGGCGCGGAAACCGTCATCAGCTCGACGCGCCCGCCGAGGCTGTCGTCATGCGCCAGCGCGGCCCCGATCCGGGCGATGAGCGCGTCGAGCGCCGCCTCCGCCGCGCCCGGCGGCATGAACGCCTCGATCTCCACGCGGTGGCGGTAATAGGCCCGCCACGGGCTCAGCGTCACATCCGGTTCGCCCGGAGTGCCGTCGCGCAGGATCACCAGTCCTTCCGCCGGCGCCCGTTCGGGCAGCGTCGCGTTGCGCCGCACCTCGGCGCCGGCGCGCGCGGTCAGCTGCGCTGTCAGCGCAGCAAGGATCGTCTCGCGAGTCGAGGGCATGGAGGGGCTCCGGTGGCTGGGCGCACGAGGGTTACGGGCGCGGTTGCGAACGATGAAGTGTCGCACGCGCCGGTCCCGACCGAGATGCGTTGATGCTCCCGGTTAGAGTGTCGAAAGCGGCGTCGGGCGGGGCCCTGCACAACCGCCTCTTTCTCGGCGAAGGGCCGGTGTGGTAAATGATCGGCGAAAGCGTCTCTTCGGGCTCCCCCGACTCGCCGTCGCGCAGAATCAGCAAGCCAGCAGCCGGCACACGCTCGGGCAGGACTTCGCCGCGCAAAGTGGTCGCCGGAAGTGCCGAGAGCCGCGCGTGCAGCGCGGTTAGGATGGTTTCGCGTGGTGTGGGCATTTCAGAAGCCGACGGGCCTGTTTTCTTCCTTCAACGCATTTCGAATAGCTTCGGACAGCGCCTCCATAGCCGCTCCGCGCGCCCGCGGCGCCACAACGAGGACCAGATAGGAAGGTCGTGGCGGTGCAATGTCCGTAAGTGCAACCAAGTCTTCGTCTGCCTCGCTTTCGCTCATCAGCGCGACCGCCATGCCGGACACGACGGCGGCGCGCACACCCGATGCGTTCTCGCTGGTGAACACCGTACGATACGCACGGTCTGCAGCCGAAAGATCGGCGAGCGCGACGTCCCGCCACCAGCATGAGCGGTCGAAAACAGCCACCGGCAGCGGGTCGCGGCGCGCCGCATCATGGTGGCGTGACGCAGTCCATTGAAGGCGCCCCGTGCGCAGCCGTTCCTGACCGGGGCCGATCGCCGAACTCTCGTAGACAGCCATATCCAGTTTGCCGCGCGCCAGCGAGTCGCCGAACCCATCCCCGAGAGCGCAATGCACCTCCAGCTCCATCCGCGGATGGTCGCGGCAGAAGGCGGCCAGAACGTTGGCAAGCACCTCTCGCGCTGCATCTTCCGCGATCCCGATACGAAGCCGGCCGATCAGATCATCGGTGCGGAAGCTGGCCAGAGCCGCGTCGAGCATTCCGGTGACCTGCCGCGCGACTGGCAGGAGGCGGTCTCCCGCCGGCGTCGGGACCACGCCCCGGCCGTGCCGCGCGACGAGCGGCTCGCCGACTACCTCTTCGAGCTGCTTCAGTTGCAGGCTCGTCGCCGATTGGGAGCGGTGGATGCGTTCCGCGCCGCCCGTGACGCTGCCGGTCTCCACGATAGCGAGGAATGTTCTGAGAAGGTCGCTGTCAAGCTGAGCCATTTGAAATACCGATTGCTGATTTCTAAACTGCCCGTTTCTCAAATTCCTTTCAAGGTTGCATCTTACAGTCAGACATCAGCAACATCTTGAGGAGGCTTTGTCATGCTCTCTATCCACAGCCATGATCACAGGACAGCCTGCCGGGTGCCGGCCATCGAACCGCATATCGATCATCACGATGTCCCCAACTCCCCGGAGCCCGTGCGCCGCGCCATCGCAGGGTTTTTCAAAAAGATTGACGAGAAGCGTCGCCTCGCGCGACTCCGGAGGGCCCTGCGAGGCCTCAACGATCACCTCCTTGCGGATATCGGTCTCGAACGCCGCGACGTTCTGCAAGACCGCGATGTTCTACGCGAAGCGCAACGGGGTTTCTTGGATCGGTATCAGCGGCTTGGACGATGAAGCGCGTTACCGGTCCTGCCGTGGGTGGCGGCATCCCTCGACCGTCTCGCCTCATCATCTAACTGGAACGGAGACAGACAAGATGAATATTTCGCAAGCAGTTCATGGTGGCTCGCCTTGGGTGCGGCTCGCCTATCTCGCTCTGATTTCGGGTCTCGGAGCAGCCGTCTTTCTGGCGCCCGATCATGCTTTGGCGACAGCGCGCTTTGTCTTTGCCGGTCTGATCAATGTGACCCCGATCGTGATCCCCGGCATTCTGCTCGCGGCGTGGATCGCGGCGAGCGGCGCAAGCGACCGTGTTGCCGATATCATTGAGGGACAGAGGATATTGGCCGTCTTTCTGGCGGCTGGTGTCGGTGCTCTGATCCCGGTCTGCGGCATCACCGTTCTGCCGTTGATGGCCGGTCTGCTAGCCGCGGGTGTACCGCTCGCGCCGGTGATGGCGTTCTGGCTGTCATCGCCTGTCACCGGCCCGCCAATGTTTGCGGCGACCGCCGCGACACTGGGCTGGGAATTCGCTGTGGGAAAGATGATCGCGGCCATCGGCCTGGGGATCTTCGGTGGACTTGCAACGGCGGCCTTGGAGAGGACCGGGTGGACGCGCGACCCGCTGCGGCGCAACCGCATTACCGGATCTCTGGGACAGCCATGCGGCATCGAAAACGCGAGCTTCCACGCCGCAATCTGGACCGAACCTGCGCGCCGCGCCCGCTTCGGACGCGAGGCGTGGTCGGTTACCCGCTTAATTCTGATCGTTCTGATTCCTGCCTTTGCCGCCGAGTATGCGCTCAATGAAACACTGGCACCCGATGCGTTGTCATCTTACGTCGGGGCCGGCAACGCCTTCGCGGTGCCGCTCGCCGTCCTGGTCGGAGCGCCAGCCTATATCGACGGCTACGCGGCGCTGCCGTTGACGCGTGCGCTGATGGAGGCTGGCATGGCCCCGGGCGCCGCCATGGCCTTCCTCGTCTCGGGCGGGGTGGTGAGCATATGGGGTGCCATGGCTATCGCGCCGGTGCTCCGAATTCGCCCATTCCTTCTCTATCTCTTGCTCGCCAGCGTTGGATCCATGCTTTCGGGATGGGCGTTCGAAGCATGGACCAGTGGGCCCTGATCGACGGATCATCCGAAACGCCCCTCGACCCAGTTCGCCACGATCAGCCCGGGCAGGGCATCATGCGCGCGCTCAGCATCCCGTGCCAGATCCAGCCGTTTCGGCAGCTTGACCTGCGGGACCAGCAGGAAGATCGGCACGGTGGTCAGGCCGCGACCAGTCTTCGAGCGCGAGGCAACCGCACGGCCACCCTTGTTGAGCCGCCCCTCGGCGACAAGCAGGCTCGGGCCGGAGCGGCGATAGACAAAGCGCAGGCGCAGGCCCGTGCGGCGTTCCCACTCGACCGGGCTGATCCGGCCGCCGCGGCGGGACTTGCCGGCGGCTGCCGTCGGGATCGTCAGCCAGAACCCGTTGCGCGAGCGGATCAGCGGCCCGGTATCATGGGCGCTGACGATGTCGGGCGCCTTCGACCAGACCAGCGCTGCCGCATTCAGGCTGGGCTGACCCTTCGGATACTGTTCGGACCGGATCGTGCGGGCCAGCCGCGTGCCCAGACCCGCGCCGGTGATCTGGTTGCGCCAGGCGGTCTTGAGGCTGGTCCCGGCCTCGCGCGTGGCCGCCGTGACAGCCTTCTCGCCCGCCTGGATTTCCGCCGCCATCATGGTAGCAAGGTCGGGGGTGATGTCGAGTTTGAGCTTCATGGGGATCACGTGGGCCTGAGATCAATGGTCCAGACGAGCCGCTCGCGATCCCGGACCGGCTCGCCCTGAATGAGAAACGCCTCGCCATCCATCTCGACACGGTCGCCGGGGCGCGGTTGCACCACCTCGGCCACGCGCAGATCGATGCGCGTGGTCTCCGACCAGATCCGCGCGTCGCCGAAGTTGGAGATGTCGTCCGCCCGGCGGGTGACCACGCGGACGAGGACGGGCGCACCCGCGTCCGGGATGTAGATCGCATCGCGGGCGATGTTGGGATCACCGAAGAGCGTGTCCATGGCGAGGGCGAAGATCGACATGGCCTTACCGGTCAGTTCGAGCTGTGCAGGCGGATCGCCAGCCGCGGGCGCTTGTTGACCGGCAGGATCGATCCTTCCGTCATCAGGTCGATCCAGCGCCCCTTGGCATCGATCATCTGCCGGGCATAGAGCGGCATACCCACGGTATTGGCGGTCTCCAGCAGGTTCGCGGGTCCGCCATAGGTGGTGAAGGTCTCGAATGTCCCCAGTGGAAAGGCGATGCCTTCCCCCGCGGGGATCAGCCGCTCCGATGTGCCGTTCGAGAGCGTCACCGAGCCGTTATATTCCTCGAAGAGGATGCCTGCGAAGGGAAAGGCGCGGCGCATGTCCTCGCGCAGGGGCTGGCCGCCGGTGGCCGAGTAGAACTTGTAGGCGTCCTCGGTCTTGGGGTGGCTGATCAGCTTGTCGAAGAATTCCGAGCTGACCAGCGCATGTGCCGTGGTCATGGTCTCGCCCAGAAGATTGTCCTCGATGGCGCGCAGGGTGCTGCGCACCTTGCCCTGGATGTTCGTGCCGGCGGTCCCGAAGACGAAGTCGACCGGGATCTGAGTGAGTCCGAACTCGGTGAAGTAGTCGTAGAGCGTGGTCCCCGCGCCATCCTTCACGATACCGCGCAGCGCGTTCATCTCCATGTATTCACGGGTCTGGGCATGCTTGCGGCGCATCAGCGTGAGCTTGCGGTTCATCACCTCCACGAGCGGATCGGCCGCGTCCGAGACGCCGAGTGCCGGCATGCCCTGAATATCCGAGGGCAGGATCACATCGTCATGCGGGATCCACGGGAGCGCGAAGCTGCGCATGGAGCGCTGCTCGCGATTGCCGACAGTGGCGGGCGCACCGAGCGGGACCGAGGGCAGCAGGCTGAGGACGCCCTCGCGCTGCTCGATCACGATGGAGGGTTGCGTAACGCCCTCGAAGCGGAAGAGGCCGATCTGGCCCAGGCGGGTATAGAGATTGGGCAGGATGTTGATGGCCTGCGTCATCTCGGCGAGCGAATAGCCGCCCGCATCGAACGGGTTGCGGGTAAGGGTCATGGGGGATCTCCGGAGAAAGAGGGCGGGAAACAGGGTAGAAGCGTGAGGCGGCGCTTGCGGCCCGATCAGGCGGTGTCGCGCACGATGATCCCGAGGGCGGCCAGCTGGCTGATCTTGGTGGTGATCTTGGTCGCGTCATCGACGGTGCCGTCGTAAGCGAGTGCCGCGCGCGACACGATCGCGGGGCCGCGCATGAGCACGACGCCGACGGCATCGCCGGGCGTGGCATCGACCGCGTAGAGCAGCACGGCACCGGCGGTCTGCGCGCCGTCCGTACCGCCGGAGGTGGCGAGCTTGTACTTGCCGCTGGCGGTGATGCGGCCCAGCACCGAGCCGACGGGATAGGCGGTGCCTTCCAGCAGCGGAACGGTTTCACGGGTGTAGTTCGGGTTGATCTCGTATTTGAGGACATCGCCCATCGTGGACGGTTGGGTCAGAACGGGCATGTCGGGGATCCTTCAGGGCCATGAAACAAGGGAAATCCCCTGCCGGAGTGGTGCGGCGGGGGATCGTTCGGGCATTGGTTTGTCGGGAGGTAGCTCCAGGCGCAGCTTGGGCGTCAGGTGCGTTTGCCCGCGGCTGCGTCCCGCTTTGCCGCCGCGATGAGCGGGCTTTCCTGCGCCTGTGGCAGGACCGGTGAGGGCGGTGCCGCCACGATATCGCGGGCATCTGCAGCGGCACTGGCGCGCTCGATGACCAGCTGCCGCAAGGCCTCCGGCGTCGTGCCCTCGCGCAAGGCTTTCGCGGCGTCGATGGCGATGCCGAGGCGGCCCGCCTGAGCGGCGATCTCGGTGATCTCCGCCGCCTCCTGGCGCAGCTGCGCCGAGAGCTCGGCTTGGTTGCCGGGGTGAGTTGCTGCCGGCGTGGTGGTGGTTGATGCTTCAGGGGCAACTGGTGCGGCGGGCGGTGCCGGGCTCTCCGAGGCAGGCGCAACCGCCGCGTCAGGCGTGTGCGCTGTGTCGGTCGCCTCGGGAGACGCGCTATCTTCGGATCGATCGGGCGCAGTATTTCGCTTGTCGTCCTGCTGCACATTGTCGACGCTGTCCTGCGGCGTGGTCTCATTGTCTGGCACATGGGCCATGGCGGTCTCCTTTCGGGTAATGGTTTGGGTAATGGGTCGGGAGGCTCGTGACGTTTGCATCTGCCGCCCTCGCGGCGTCTGCGTGTGTGCGACATGCGCGCGGAAACTGGCGAAGCCGCGCGCGAGATCGGTCACTTCGTCGGCCAGCCCCGCCGCGACAGCATCGGTCCCGCGATAGATCGCGGCCTCGGTCGCCAGCGCGGCGTCCTGGCTCAGGCGCCCGGCGCGACCCGCGGCGACGGTCTCTGCAAAGAGAAACCGCAGCACGTCGATCTCGCTCTGGATGTCGTCACGGACGCTCTCGGGCAGTGGAGCGTAAGGGTTCCCGTCGACCTTGTGGGATCCCGCATGGATCAGCGTCACGCGCACGCCCTCCCGGTCGAGCTGGCCGCTCAGATCGGCATGCATCACGACGACCCCGATGCTGCCGACCGCCCCGGTGCGCGGCAGCAGGATGCGGCTCGCCTGGCTTGCCAGCGCGTAGCCCGCCGAGAAGGCGTGTTCCGCCACAAAGGCCCAGACCGGCTTGGCGCGCCGCAACGCGCGAATGCGGTCTGCCAGATCGAAGACCCCGGCGACCTCGCCGCCGAAGCTGTCGATCTCCAGTGCCACGCCCCGGACGGATGGATCGCTGGCAGCGGCCTCGATCTGCGCGGTGATGCCTTCATAGCTGGTCTGGCCGGAGGACTCCCCGATCCAGCCGCCGCGATGGATCAGCACGCCGGAGATCTCGATCACCGCAATACCATCGATCACCGGGAAGGGCGCATCGCCTTGCTGCTTCAGGCTGTCGGCGAGCGCACTGGCGAGGATGCTGGCGCGGGCAGGCAACTGTGTTGTGCCGGATGCGTCATGCAGATCATGGTCCGCCAGCTCGACCCGCCGCCCGAGAACCCGCGGCCCGAGGCCTGACAGAAACGCCATGGCCTTGGCGGGCTCGACCAGCAGCGGCGTGTTGAAGGCGCGCGCGGCAATGCGGGCGTGAAGCATCAGGGCTGGTCCTCGTCTGGGCGCGGACTGTTCTCCGCGGTGTCGTCATCATCATCGTCGCTGGTCCTTTCGGCCTCATCGGTCTCGCCCGGCACGTCCGCCGCGCCCTGCGCCGGCGAGCCGGGGCGGCGAAAGTCGAGGCCGAGCGCACGCTCGCGGGCGTGCTCGGCGGCGATCTCGCGGTCGACCTGTTCGGCGTCAAAGCCGCGCTCGGCGATGGCCTGTGTGCGGGATTTGAGACCCGCCTCGATCTGGGCGATCTCGGCATTGGCGTCCTTCAGGGGATCGACCCAGTCCCATTTGGTGGGCAGCCAGTCGGCGGTGAGCAGCCGGGACCGGTTGGCCTCGTAGCCCGGCAGCGAAAGCGCCCCCGACAGCACCGCCGCATCCATCCAGCGCGCATAGACCGGGCGGCAGAGCTGATACACCATCACCGAATGCTGCCAGGCCGAGACGCGGCGGCGGAACTCTATGAGCGCCAGGCGCGAGTTCGAGAAGTTGCCCTTCACCATGTCATTGGTCAGATACGGATAGGGAATGCCCAGTGCCGCCGAGATCTGCAGCAGCGTGCGGTACTGGAACGGCTCGTAGGTGGCGCCGCTGTCGGCGGGCTGGCCCACCGTGACATCCTCGCCCGGATCGAGCCGGACCACCTGGCCGGGGCTGATCTCGACGCCGCCCGGGTCGTCGTCGTCGCCGGGCGGGGCCAGCGGGTTTTCCGGGGCCGGCGAGGTGACGAACATCGCATACATCGCCGCGACCTTCTTCCGGTCGAGCTCGGCATCGTCATACTGATCGAGCAGGAACAGCTTCACGATGGCGGGGGCCAGTTTCGAGACCCCGCGCAGCTGGCCGCCCTCGACCGGGTCGATCACATGGATCACCTCGGAGGCCGGCACCCGCGTGATCTCACCGGCAAGGCCCGGCTCCGTGCTGTCGCCCGGATGACGGCGCAGGAAGTGATAGGCGACACGTCGCCCGATCCGGTCGAACTCGATGCCCTGACGGATTGCGTTGCCATTCGCCGCGGTGCCGCTCTGCTCCAGTGGCAGCATCTCGGCGGGCAGCATCTGCAGCTGCAGCGGCACCGACAGCCCGTCGCCCGTGCGCCGCGGCCGGATGCGGAAGAACACCTCGCCCGCGATGAAGACCTCGCGCGCAGCGCGACGCTGCAGCCCGTAGAAGTCGGTCAGCCCCTCGGCATCGGCCTCGTCTGTCCAGGCCAGCCACAGCCGCTGCAGCTCTTCCTTGCGCGCAGGGTCTGCGATCTTCGAGATCGGCTTGATCCCGTCGCCGGCGGTATTGGCCGCCCAGCTTTCCACCGCGTTCACCGCATAGCCATTGTTGCGCACGAGCCAGCGCGCCCGGGCGGTGATGTCAGGACCACTGGCTGCGATCAGCGCGTTGACATGCGCGCGCGTCGCGCGGAACCCGCGCAGACGGCGGTGGTGCTGGCCCGCGTCGAACCCGCCGATGAAGGCGCCGAGGCGTTGCCGCCAGTTCATCGCGGTCATCACAGATCCTTTGTCGCATGAGGGCGCAGGATACGACGGCCGGTGCGGTCCAGCGACGCGATCCGCCGCTCGATATCCGCGATGGCCGCGGCCAGTTCCGCATCGGATCCATAGGTGACGGTCTTGCCGTCATAGCTCACGCTGCGCGTGCCGCTGTAGCGCGCGGCCAGCAGCGCGCCGTGGTGGCGTTTGAGATCGTCGAGGGTCATGCTCATTCCATGTATTTTGGCGTGCTCACCCGCCAGCCGCGTCGCCGTGGCGTGGTCACGCGCCCCGCCTGAGGCTCGGTGGGTGTCTCGGGTGCAGTCTCCTGCTCGGCGTCAGCTTTGCTCTCCACCCCGGCCTGTTTCTCGAGGCTCTGCCACATCCGCGCATCGAACCGGTCGGCGCCGAGGATCCACGCCGCGGCCCTTGCATAGATGCGGGTATCGAGCGCCTCGTTGCGCTCGCGCATCTTCTGCCATTCCTGCCGGGCATAACCGCGCTTGTTGCGGATGGTGACCAGTTGCTCGGCGACCAGCTGTTTCAGCCATTCGCTGTCGGCCCAGTCCGGCAGGTGGATCGTGCCTGCTGCATGTGCCGAACCACGGGCACGCGCCTCATCGGACGGCCGCTCCAGCCGCAGATAGCGATAGGTCTCGGCCTTGAAGGTGGCGGTGGCCACGCTCCAGAGCCGGGCCCCGCGCTTGAGTTTGCGCCCGTTTACCGTGGCATCGACGAAGGTCGGCCCCGAGACCGGCGTTGCGCGGTTGAAGCCCTCGAGCCCCTTGACCGGGGCCACCTGCGCCGTGCCCTGCTGGCGCGCCCAGGCATGAACGGCAGCGGATTCGTAGCCGGTATCGATGGCGAGCTTGGCCAGCGTCATGACAGCCCCCTTCTCATGCACCCATGTCCGGCCCAGCAGCGCGGTCAGCGCCTCCCAGCAGGCGGGATCGTCCGGGCCACCCGGAATCACGATGTGATCCACGAGCCAGCTTTCCAGCCCGCGACCCCAGGCCCAGACATCGATCTCGATCCGGTCCTTCTGCACATCCGCCCCGGCGGTGAGGAACAGACCCTGTTCCGGGATCTGCGCCGGATAGGTCTCGCGCCGGTCGGCCAGCCGCTGCCAGTCCGGGGCCTCGCCGCTCTCGACCCATGTCTCCCCCAGCAGCGTATTGCGCGCCGCGCGCAGCATCTCGTCGGAGCCCTGGGCTGCCAGCCAGTCGCGGGCGATCTGCGCCCAGCTTTTCCAGCCGATCGGCGAGTAGAGCGCCGAGAGGTGAAAGCCGATGGCGGTGGGATCGGTTGGCACGGCTGTCGCGCGCCACTCGCCCCGTTCCAGCATCGCTGTCTTGTGATGCTCGGCAATGGGGCGCGCGCAGCCCTCGCAGTGGTAGGCTGCGGTCTCCGGCTGGTCCTTTGCCCAGCGCAGATGTTCGAACTGCAACCACTGCATCGCCCCGCAATGCGGGCAGGGCACGAAATACCGCCGCTGATCACTGGCCTCGAACTCACGCTCGATCCGGCTCAGCCCGCGGATGGTCGGCGTCGAGACCATGAACACCTTGCGCCGATGCGCGAAGGTGGTGGTGCGGGCTTCGGCCAGCGTGACCGGGTCGCCTTCCTCGTCGGCCGAGGCCGGATAGGCGTCGACCTCGTCGAGAAACACGTAGCGCGCCGGCATGGAGCGCAGGCCGGTGGCCGAGTTGGCCCCCGTGAGCACCAGGATGCCGCCCGGGAACTCCTTGGACAGCATCGAATTGCCGGCGTCCCGCGAGCGCGCGGGCCTGACTCGCTCCTTCAGCGCCGCGCTGTCCTCGATCAGCGGATCGATCCGGCCGCGCGAGCTGCGCTTGGCCATCTCGACTGTCGGCAGCACCGCCAGCATCGGCCCCGGCGCGTGGTGGATCACGAACCCGATCCAGTTGTTGCCGGCTTCCGTCGCGCCGACCTGCGCGGCTTTCATGAACGAGATCCGCTGCGCCGGATGCCCGGGTGACAGCGCATCCATGATCGCGCGCAGATAGGGCGTGCGCGCGGTGCGGTACCGGCCCGGCTCGGCCGAGGCACGCGACGACAGCCAGCGATGTGCATCCGCCCATCCCGACACGGCTTGGATTCAAACATCAAGTGCAACGGTTGATTTGAAGGCCGCGATTTCGTCGGCCAGGGCTTCAGCGGGTGTTCTCCATCCGAGGGTTTTTCTCGGACGGTTGTTCATCAGGTTTGCAACG